AAATCGTTAAAGAGCTTGTAAGGTGCGGAAAAGATCCTCAATACTTCATCGACAACTATTGTAAGATCTCGCACCCTCTCAAGGGCCAAATTCCGTTTAAGACTTATGAATACCAAAGAGACATGCTCAAGTCCTTTAACGATTATCGTTTCAACGTCATTTTAAAAGCAAGGCAGCTCGGGATCTCAACAATCTCAGCTGCCTATGTTGCTTGGTTCATGTTGTTTCATCGAGAAAAGAATGTCCTCGTTATCGCAACCAAGCTATCCACGGCAACAAACCTTGTGAAAAAAGTGAAGATGATCTTCAAGAACCTTCCTTCTTTCATGATGATTGCAAAGATCCAAACAGATAATAAGCAATCATTCGAGCTTACAAATGGCTCTCAAGTAAAAGCCGGAACAACTTCAGGAGACGCTGGTCGTTCGGAAGCGTTGTCATTGCTCATTATAGACGAGGCAGCGTTCGTTGACGGCCTCGATGAGCTTTGGACGGGTCTTTACCCTACTTTGTCCACAGGGGGCCGCTGCATCGCTCTGAGCACCCCTAACGGCGTTGGAAACTGGTTCCATAAAGCCTACACTGAGGCCGAGACAGGAAACAACGATTTCTTTCCAACGAAACTAAATTGGGATGTTCATCCGGAACGCGACCAAGCATGGTTCGATAAAGAGACAAACAACATGTCTAAACGACAGATCGCTCAGGAGTTGGAGTGCTCATTTAACGCTTCTGGTGAAACTGTTATTAATCCCGAGGATCTACAAAGGATCCATGCCGATGTTTGTGATCCGCAATATCGTGTTGGCTATGATCGTAACTTTTGGATCTGGGAGAAGTTTCAAGAAGGTGTTCCCTATCTTCTATCAGCAGATGTTGCTCGAGGAGACGGAGCAGACTTTAGTTGCTTCCACATTATTCGTGTAGACACGATGACAGTTGTCGCTGAATATCAAGGCAAACCAGACCTTGACATGTATTCGAAGATTCTTTATGACGCAGGGACAGAGTTCGGGACATGCCTCCTTGTTGTCGAGAACGTTGGCGTTGGAATTGCTGTTCTCGAGAAACTAAAAGAGATGAATTATAAAAAACTTTACTATTCTGTTAAATCAACTCACGAATATGTCGAAGCCTATCTTGCTGAGAATGACGACAGAGCGGTCATGGGTTTTACAACATCTACCAAAACAAGACCTTTAATCGTGGCCAAATTGGAGGAGTACGTCAGAAACAAACTAATTACTATGCACTCCGCTAGAGTTTTTCACGAATTGAAGACTTTTATTTGGTTCAACGGTAAACCTCAAGCAATGCGTTCTTACAACGATGATCTCGTAATGTCTTTAGCAATTGCATGTTGGGTTAGAGACACAGCTCTTGCAGAAAACGAACGAGACATGGCATATAAGAAAGCGATGCTTGGAGGTGTTTTTAAAAGCACCACAACCATGAACACACAAATCAAAGGTCAAAACTTCTATAACGAAACGTTTAACGAGAAACATCGGGAGGAAATAGAGAAGGCAAAAGAATTTCTCTGGATTTACAAAGGATAGAAAATGGCTCGCAATGAAAGAAACCCGAACAACAATCAAAACGATTTGTTCAAAGCTTTAACAAGAATGTTCTCGGGTCCTCTGACCCAACGACGAACACAATCGGGACGACAACTAAGACGCCGCCACTTGGACATTTATGCAAAGCGTTTCAAGTCCGCTTCAGGTCAACAGTTCAAGAAGACCGAATACAACCCAATGAACATCATGACGCTCAACATGATCTCGAACAGAAACCGAGCAGAGCGTTACATCGATTTCGATCAAATGGAATTTACACCTGAGATTGCATCTTCTCTCGACATTTATGCAGACGAGATGACAACTCATTCAGCATTAACACCGATGATGCACATCAAGTGCACAAATGATGAGATCAAATACATCTTGCACAACCTTTACTACAACGTGATGAATGTTGAGCACAACCTTTTCGGTTGGGCAAGAACCATGTGTAAGTACGGAGACCTCTTTGTTTATCTCGACATTGACGAAAGCAAAGGAATTCAAAACTGCATCGGACTACCTCCGCAAGAAGTCGAAAGACTCGAAGGAGAAGATCCAACAAACCCAAACTATGTCCAGTTTCAATGGAACAATGCCTCTTTGACGCTTGAGAACTGGCAGGTAGCTCACTTCCGCGTTCTTGGAAATGACAAGCATGCCCCTTACGGAACATCCGTTTTAGAGCCCGCTAGACGCATCTGGAGACAACTTACGCTTCTAGAAGACGCAATGATGGCCTATCGAATTACAAGGTCACCAGAGCGACGTGTGTTCAAGATAGACGTGGGTGGGATTGCACCGCAAGACGTTGAACAATACATGCAAAAGGTTATGACGCAGATGAAACGACATCAAGTTGTAGACCCTACCACAGGACGCGTAGATTTGCGTTATAACCCACTTTCTATTGAAGAAGACTACTTTATCCCTATTAGGGGAGGCCAGTCCTCTACGGACATTGTTAACCTTCCTGGAGGACAGTTCACAGCGCAGATCGAAGATGTGAAATATCTTCGAGACAAATTGTTCTCTGCTTTGAAGGTTCCTCAATCTTACTTGTCGATGGGTGAAGGTGCTACGGAAGACAAGACAACCCTCGCACAGAAAGACATCAGATTCGCAAGAACAATTCAAAGACTTCAACGCGTTCTTATTTCAGAACTCGAAAAGGTTGGGATCGTCCACCTTTACACAATGGGCTATCGAGACGATGATCTATTGAACTTTAAGCTTCGTCTTAACAATCCATCTAAGATTGCCGAGATGCAAGAGCTTGAACATTGGAAGACCAAGTTTGACATTGCAGGGGCTGCAACAGAAGGTTACTTCTCTCGACGTTGGGTTTCTGAGAATTTGCTCGGCCTGTCTCAAGAAGAGTATTTACGAATGCAACGTGAAATGTTTACTGATAAGAAATTCATGGCTGCTCTTGAAGGTGCTGGTCAAGCTGATGAAGGTGGTGGAGACCTTGGTGGCGGAGGAGGAGACCTCGACCTTGGCGGAGATTCTGGTGGAGGAGATCTTGATCTTGGAGGTGACACCGGTGAAGACACAGCGCCAGCTGGTGGAGATACCGAAGACAATGACCTTTTAGCAGAGCCTCCTGCAAAGCGTGATGATGACGCAAAACCTCGAGGACCTTACAAGCGACGAAAGCTAACTTATAAAAAAGGTGGCATGAAAAAGCAAATGATTAACACTGGTCTCGGAGAAACGGGAACCGCAAGAACGACATTCCCAGGCAAAGTGGGTTTCGGCGGTTTGGATTCCCTCGCCCGAGGCGTAACAGAATCTATCGATTTAGAAGAAAGACAACTATTTAAGTCTGAAGCTGAAATTAAAACATTATTAGAATCATTAACTAAAAAAGGAGATAAGGATGAAACATAATAAGAAAAGAAATACCGCTTTTCTTTACGAATGCCTTGTTCGCTCATTGACAAAATCTGTTATCCGAGAAAACAATCAAGAACAACAAATCGTAAAAGCAATCCTAAAAGAGTTCTTTACAAAAGGAACAGTGCTAGCACAAGAGCTTGAAATCTATCGCTCACTGCTTGAGTCAAAAGAATTACAATCAGATTATTCTCGACGACTCTTGGCTGAAACGAAAAAAGACTTTGATGCCATTGATCGCAAAGATGTTTTCAATGAGCAAACAAAATTAATTAACAGAATCAACAAGGCGCTTGGATCTGACTCATTTGGAATCTTTGTTCCAAACTACAAAGACCTAGCAACTGTTGGAATGTTCCTTCAACAAGACAATCTATCAGCAAAGAAACGCATTATGTTGGAGGACAACTGTGTAAAGTATCTTGGCCGCTCCGAGAAGATCCTCACAGAAATGAAGCACCTTGACAAGCTTGAATTTAAAATGTTTGTCAATCGCTTTAACGATACTTATGAACACTCCCTCTTGAAAGAGCAAAAAGATCTTTTGACAAACTTTATTACATCATTCTCAGATAATGGATTGGGACTTAAGTCTTATCTAAATGAAGAAATCGGACGCCTCAAGAGCGCCGTAGAATCCGAAATCGTAGATGGTCGCAATCAAGCACTAATCGAAAATTTTAAAAAAGTTAGAGCAAAGCTGGATGGTTACGCATCTCAGCCCTTAAATGAGTCCATAGTTGAAGAAATTTTTTATATTCAAGACCTTTTAGCGGAGGTAAAGCGCAATGTCGGTTAAGATCAAGGTAACTCAAGAAGAACCAGCGATGGAAGCAGAAGAAAATAATTCAACTGTTAAAATTAAAATTCAACAAGTGGATGCGCCGGAAGAGCCAAAAGAGCCAACCATCAAAGTTGAAATCATTGACAAAGATAGAATTGAATTTGAACTTCAAGCAAAGTCAGCTGTAAATGGCGATCTCATGATCTTTGCCCATAGAGACATTGACATTGTTTTAAATCAAAAAAATCGCAAAGTAATGGCTTTCGCGAAAGAAATGAATTCCGATTTTGTCTACGGTGCTGAATCTAGATTGTTCGAGTATCTTAGAAAGAAAGGTGTTCTCGAGTTTGACTCTATCCAAGGTGGAAACATTTATGGTTCAATGGAAGGAAAGCTCATGGATGCGAAAGAACATGATGTAAACAAAATCGCTCTCTTGGCTATTCACGAATGGATGCAAGACGAAGAACCCTACATCAAACGTCTCAAAGGACACGATGAAGAGATGGAGAAGCACATGGTCAATCCTGATGGTGAGTACTCAACTGAACTCGGCGAGGTTCCTCACGAAGACCAGAAAGGATCTATCAGACAAAGAAACCTATTCGCGCCTTATCTTTATGGCCGCTACACATACTAATGAAGCATTGGAAACCGCTATTTATCGAGAACAGCAAGATTCCCGTCTTGTTGTCTTATCTCGCCCCTATTGAGATTGGAGCCATTACTCTTGGTCCAATCGTCATCTCTCGAGGAGAAATGTCCGAGACAACAAAAAGACATGAGACAATTCATTTTCAACAGTTTTTAGAATTAGCCTTTGTTGGATTTATAGTCTTGTATTTTGGTTATTGGATTTGGAACATCATAAAGGGAGATGATGGACAATCAGCTTACTTTAATATCCCATTTGAAAAAGAAGCTTACTATCATGATGAAGATGAAAGCTATTTAAAAAACAGAAAGAGGTTTTCTTGGATACATTACATTTCATCCTAACTGCTTATGGCATGACATTCATGATTATCTACGGAAAAATCTTCGAAGACATTAGGCCAAAAAAAGATTACACAAGGAAATGGAACACGCTTTGGAACTGTCCGTTGTGCATGGGGTTCTGGGTTGGGATCTTTATTTCATGTCTTTCGCCGTACACTGAACTATTTAGTTACGAACGTTCATTCGTTACCGTGTTCCTTCTCGGCTGTTTGTCGGCTGGAACATCTTATTTAATTTCGGTCTTGGTCGATGATTTCGGCCTAAGGCTATCATCGAGACCAGGGGGTGAGCATGTCGATGATTAAGCGCTGGGTTTTACAACCCGTGAGACGCTGTTGCAGCGGATCCTAGCTCGGGCGGGTAGCGCCCGCCCACCTTTTTATTTCGAGGAGAAAAGAATGTCAAAACAATTGCTAAGAGAATTTCATGCACTATGTCCCGATGGAATGTGTCAAGATCTCTTAACGGAAAGAGAGAAGAGAGATATAACAGAGAATGGTGCAATGTATCTCACGGGAAGAATTCAAACTGCTGAGAAGCAAAATGGAAATGGCCGAGTCTATCCATCGGAAGTTCTTAAGAGGGAAATTGAAAACTATCAAAAAGTTATCGCAGATAACAGAGCAACAGGTGAATTAGATCACCCTGACGACTCCGTAATCAACCTAAAAAACGTTTCTCACATCGTCACTAAGTGTTGGT